CTCAGTTTGGTACCACAAACGTTGGGTTCATGAACAAGGACAAATGAATTATGAGAATTTGTATCATCTAAATAGTGTAAACAATATATGGAACGCACTTGGTGTGCCTGTACATAATTGGACATTCCAAGCAGACTTTAAAACAAAGTATGACAAAGATATGGTACAAACAGTAAAAACAAAGATGACTGGTCGTGCAAGAGATGAGGCCCATGACGGAGAAAGCATACACGACCAAGTTGTCGCACAAATAAAGGATAAAGTAAAATGTATGATATAGTCTTCATAAGTTACGGCGAACCAAACGCTGATGAAAACTGGAAACATATTAAGCAAATGTTTCCTATGGCAAAACGTGTAAAAGATGTTAAAGGTTTACATCAAGCACACATTGCCGCGGCTAAAAAATGTTTTACAAAAATGTTCTGGGTTATTGATGCTGATGCAGAGTTAATGCCAGACTTTGATTTTAATTTTGAGGTTTCCGAGTGGGATTTAGAAACAGTGCATGTATGGCGAAGTATAAATCCAATCAACGACTTGGAATACGGGTATGGAGGTGTAAAGTTATTACCGCGATCACTCACACTGAACATGGACACTTCCATGCCCGACATGACTACAAGTATCAGTGATAAGTTCAAAGCAATGCCAGAGATAAGTTGCGTAACAGGATTTAACACTGATCCTTTGAGTACTTGGCGTGGAGCATTTAGAGAATGTGCAAAATTAGCAAGTAAAACTATTCCAGGACAAGTAGATGAAGAAACAGAGAAGCGTTTGGAAACATGGCTTACTGTTGGTGCTGAAAGACAGTACGGAAAGATTGCAATGCACGGAGCGGCATGTGGTAAGCAATTTGGAGAACACTATAGAGGCAATGTAGAAGCACTTGCAATGTTAAATGATTTTGATTATTTAGAAGAGGAGTTTAATGAACACAAAGATTCCTTTTAAGGATATTGTCAGCCTTGGACAAAAGACAATGCTGGATACTAATCTATTCAGCGTTAGTTGGATCCTCGGCAGGTTTTGTAATTACAAGTGTAGTTACTGTTGGCCTTATGCTAACACTGACAAGCCAGACTATCAGGAATTAGAAATTTATAAAACATCTATTGATGAAATTAAAAAACAAGCAAAAGCAAATGGCTTTGACAAGTTTCATTTTAGTTTTAGTGGAGGAGAGCCTACAGCATACAAAGGCTTTTTAGATTTAGTTAATCACTATGAAGATTATGAAAGTGAATACCTAAGCATACACATGACAAGTAATTGTAGTCCAGCAAAGAAATGGTGGAAGAAGTTTTTAGATGTTACAGATGTTATGGACAGAAGAAGTATTACAGCAAGTTTTCATGCAGAATTTGCAAATGAAAAAGAATTCGGAGATAAACTTTTATATCTCCAAGACGAAGGTGTACTTGTAACTATTAATCAAGTTATGGTACCCGAACTATGGGAGGAATATTATGCCAGAAGTAAAAGATTTATTGAACGGGGTTTACACGTTACTCTTAAGCCTCAGTCTGATCCTACCGCTTCTTTTGTGGTTGATGGTTATACCGAGGAACAAAAAGAAATATTGCGTACCGAAAGCGAACAATCGGTCCATCAAGTATCGCTCAAAGATGTTAATGGAGTAGAATACAGTATTGACCAAGCAGAAAGATTAAATGCTTTTGGTTTTAATAAATTTAAAGGTTGGGAATGTAACAGCGGATACCAAAGTTGTATAATTAGAAACAATGAAGTTAAACGTAGTTATAGTTGCCATGATACACCATTAGGAACACTAACTGAAGGGTTCAGTTTGTTTAATAAGCCAATGCCTTGTATTACACCAAGTTGTGTAAGCAGTGCAGATAGCAAAATACCAAAGAGAAAAATATGAAAATAGGAATAGCAGGATACGGATATGTAGGCAAAGCCATTGCTGAAAGTATGAAACACAAGTATGAAGTTATGATTAATGATCCGGCGCTTGGTCATAAAGCAAGTCTTAAAGAAGTACAAGCACTTATAGTCTGTGTAAGCACACCTCGAAGTTCAGCAGGGTATTGTGTAATGGATAATGTGTATCAAGTAATAGAAAAAGCATCTAACGAGATTCCTATACTAATTAAAAGTACAATTAGTCTTGAAGGTTGGCGTATGCTTAAAGATACTTTCCCTGAAAAAGAAATATCATTCAGTCCAGAGTTTTTAACTGCCGCAAATGCAACTCAAGACTTTGCAAACACACAACAAGTTTTACTTGGCGGCGATAACACACACTTTTGGTCAGGATTTTTTGTAGACTTACTTGGAACTATTGATGTAAAGATAGCAAATCCAGAAGATCTTGTTTTAGCCAAGTATGCACGTAACAGTTATCTTGCATTAAAGGTTACATACTTCAATCAATTGAAAGACGTATGTGAAAAAGCAGGTGTAGACTTTGAACAAGTAAGAAAATATGTTGCAGATGACTCTCGTATAGGGTACAGTCATACTAATGTAACAAAAGAACGTGGCTACGGTGGGCATTGTTTGCCTAAAGACGTAGATGCATTCTTACATCAAGCAAAAGGATATAATACTGAACTTTCACTGCTTGAAGAAGCAGTTAAATATAATAAGAAGATTAGAAATGAAAATTGATATTCAAGATATTAAGTTCTGGATGGACGCAATTCGCAATAGCGAAGATAAAGATCGTACATTAGAAACTTTCTGGGGTGGTCAAATACAATCTAAGTTATGGTTGATTGAAACTATTGCTGAAAAAAACAAAATGATCCGTAATGCTGAAATTGTAATACATGGAGGCTGGAATGGATTGTTAGCAAGTATGCTATTCAATAGCGAAATAGGTATTAAGAAAATTGTAAGTGTTGATGTTGATCCTGTGTGCAAAGAAATTGCAACTACAGTAAACAAGAGATACGAAATGGAAGGTAAGTTTGAAGCAGTAACTTGTGATATGGTAGACTATGAATACAAAGCAGAGCCATATATTGTTATTAACACAAGTTGCGAACATATTACACGAGACAAATACAAAAAGTGGTTAGCAAATGTTCCTAATGCCGCACAGGTTATTGTACAAAGCAATGACTACTACGAATTAGAAGAACATATTAACTGTTGTAAGAATTTAGAACAGTTTGCAAGACAAAGTCTATTAGATATAGATATTAAAGATGAAATTCAATTGCCTAAATATAAACGTTTCATGGTTATAGGAAAGAAAAAATGATAGACAGACTTACACAATACGGACAGTTTATAGAATTAGACATCACAACAGATGCTGAGGCTATGATTGCATGGGCAAATGAATTTGATTGGGTAAAATATAATCCACGTAAAGATATTAACCGTTGGGGATTAAGTGTTACAAGTTTAGATGGAGGATTATCTGGGCGTCCTGACTTAGATAGTTTGTATGAATACAATAAAGAAAACGGAACAGGGTATAATGAAAAAGATTTCAATGTACCTACACCTGTATTAAATGATCAAATTAAAAATTTACTTGAACCGTGGAAGGACAATTACTATAGAACACACTTTTTAAAGTTTGGTCCAGGAGGATTTTTTCCTCCACACAGAGATTGGAACTATCATTCTGGTAGAGCAGACAGTTTTAGATTGATAATGCCTTTGCGTAATGTTAATCCACCTTATTTTAATTTTGTATTAGAAGACAAAACACTACATTGGGAAGTAGGTAGGTTATACTTTATAGATACTTTAAAAATGCACTATCTATTCAATAGTGGATTCAATGATAGTTACTGGTTAATTGTAAATGTTGATCTAAATCCAGATACTGTTAATACTACACTTGCGAGGTTTAATCAGAAGTAATGTATAACTACGAAGATATAACATCAATACATTTAGAAGTAACTTCTAAGTGCCAAGCAAGATGCCCTATGTGTCCAAGACGATTGCATGGCGGTCCATTACTTGAAGGTTTAGACTTAGAAGAAATATCTATTAACACTTTCAAAGAATGGTTTCCTGTAAGTTTTGTACAGCAATTAAAGTTTCTTAATATGTGTGGTAACTTAGGAGATCCTATTGTTGCAAAAGACACATTAGAAATTTTTAGATACTTGCGTGAAAACAATTCTGAAATGACTTTACAAATGCATACTAATGGAAGTGGCAGAACTAAAGAATGGTGGCGTGGACTTGCAGAATTAAAAGTAAAAGTTGTATTTGGTATTGACGGACTTGAAGATACCCATGCACTATACAGGATAAACACTAACTGGGAAAAGATTATTAACAATGCATCACAGTTTATACACGTAGGCGGAGATGCACGTTGGGACATGCTTGTATTCAAACATAACGAACACC